AGTATCAGATGAAAGGTCTGTTAAGGTTGCATGTGACGCTATTTGAGTTCCACCTTGACCGTTATGGCAAGAGTCAACTAAATCAGCAAAGTTTGATTCTGTTGGGACATCTCCAGCGTTGAAGTATCCCTTTAATGTTGTTTTTCCTACTTGTGACATTTATTATCTCCTCTTAATTATTCGTAACTCGATGTTGATTTTGTAGGTGTTTAGTTCTTTCTTCCCACAAAAACTTATCTCTATTAAACTTCTTTTTAGCTTTTTCCATGTTTTCAGTCATTAGCTTTTTATTTTCTGGTCTACTACTCCAGGTTTGCCATGTAAAATTATACATTGTATTCTCCTAAGATGCCCATACGCCTTTCTTTCTATATAGGTCAAAAAAAATTCTGGCTACTTCTCTACGAATAGCCTTTCTAATTGCCTTAACCTCATCAGCAGTTAGAGCTTCTGTTATTTTTTCTTTTGTTTCCATTAAGATGCAAGTTCTCTCAATTTTTGAGAAACCTTAATTAGTCTCTCTGCAATCTTCGTCATTCTAGGACCAGTAGATTTCCAATATGAATCTCTTCCTACTCCATCTTCTTTTTTAAGTTTACTTGCTCTGCTTATGATTCTATCTATCTCAAACAGTCTCTTATTTATTTCTTTAATAGCACCGTTTACCTTTTGTCTTGAATTTTTGGTATCATCTTTCTTAAATGATGGATAATTTAATCCAAATATTTCTGCAATTACTTCTGAGTGTTTCATATTTTCTCCCAAAGGTTTTGTAGGTTTATATTTTGCACCATAATAAACGGGCTTCTTTTTCTTTTTTGCTAATTTATATCCACCTGACATTGCCGTTTTCTTTCTTCGTTTTTCATACTTTGGCAAGCCACCTGTAAAAGCCATAGGCGTTTGATAACCTGGTACACCAGCTGTAGTGCTTATTTCTTCCAAGTCATCTTCTAAATATAAATCAACAAGTTCGTCTAAGTTTTTATCCGACATTTCTAACTTCCTCTACTAATTCAGATAATCTTAGTACATTCAATATTTTCTTTTCATCAATTCTTTTCTTATTAAGAACTGAGTTTTTAATTTGTTTTGCAACTTCTTTAAGTTTTATTTTTACAACAGGATCTTCAACTGTTTTCATACTTTTTTGAAGTACCTTTAGGTTTTCTGCTACTACCTTTTGTAATTTGCCTCTTAAATTTTCCGTATTAGATATATTGTTAATATATTCTCTAAGGATAGATGCTTGAGATTCAGAAAGCTTGTTGTATTTACTATTAAATTTATCTACTAAAACTTTATATGCTAATAGTCTTAGATCTTTATCTTCTTGTCTAAATGCTTCAACTACTCTATCTACATGTGAAGAATCTTTAATATTTTTACACACATGCTCAACAATATTTGCTCTAGATTGAAGTATTATTTTAGGATTAGAATATCCTTTTGAATTTATAGACTCGAATAAAGTATAAATGGAAGCATTTTGTTTATACTTCCCAATCTTTGCCTTAAAGAATTGTTCTACATCATAATTCTTTTTTATCTCTCTAATCAAGTTATACTTTTCTCTTCTCAAATTAGTTGCACTTAACTTAGCTCTTTCTCTAATAACTAAGTCTACGAGTTTTTCTGCTCTATATTCTGTATTATGTTTTTCTTTTAATAGAGTTTGATATAAGTGCAATTCTGTCTTTAGCGTTGTGCGTTTGCCAAAATACTCCTTAATAATCGCTATCGCTGGCGATTTTTCAACTCCGTTTAATGTGTCGGTTGTAATTTGTCTTACCAACAACTCAAACAATATACCTGTATTTTTTACTTTCGAATGTTTAGCCATAGTATGCCCTTATTGCTTTCTTGTCTCTTATATAAATATACGAGATTACGCCTTTGTGTCCTCTTCTGATAATAAGTTGTTCTCATCTAACATAGATTTTTCATTTAGAGCAACCTTTTTATCAATATTCATACTTTTTAATACTTCTTTCGCACTAACCTTAATGCTTCTATCTCTATTTTTTATGTCTCTAGCTCTTGTTTCGTCACCTAATGGATCTCTACCTCTTGGAGCTCTCTGAGTACCATAATCTACATCTTCTTCAGGTCTACCAACATCACTATCGTCTTTACCACCTCTTGTTTTTCTAGTGTCTCCTGATGCAGAAAGCGTTGCTTTATTTTTATCCTTTACTTTTTCAGCAATTTCATCTTCTCCTTTTGCAGGGTCTTTACCTTCTTGTTGAATCATATCTTGTCTATATACTTGTATAATATCTTCAACAACTTTTTCTCTTTCAAGATTAACCTCATCTTTACTCATTTTCCAAATGTTTTCGTATATCCAATCTTCAGATAACATTTTATTACTTTTTATTGCATCTGCAAGAGATACCTTTTTATCAAATACATCTAATTTTTCTTGCTCTGCTATAGTAGATGGATTTGTTAGTTGAAGACTAAAGTCTACTAAGTCTGCGTCTGAATATCCTTGTGTATATAAATGTATGATTGCTATTTTAGTAAGCTCAGAAACAAATATTCGCTGGATTCTTTCAATTGTTCTTGAAAATCTTACATCTTCTGCAGCAAGAGTTGCTTTACCTTCTACATTTTCATCATAACCTAAAAATGCTTTTGGTACTCTTAAACCTGCCATCATTCTATTTCTTAAATATTCTATATCATCAACTCCTGTCCATTCTAATCCACCAATATCTTCAATAGCAGTATTTGAGTTTCCACCTCTTACGGGTAAATAAAAGTCTTCAATCATGTTTTGTAAATTAAACTTCATGTTGTACTCACCTGTATTTTTATCTACGTATGGTACTTTTTTCATTTTATTTATTACCTTTTGCATGTAAGTATCTACTTCAGCAGGAGGAATATTTCCTATATCTATCTTAAATGCTCTTTTTTGTGGTGCTCTCATAATTCTATGAATCATCATTGCATCTTCCATAAGAGTTAATTGTTTCCAAGTTTTTCTTGGTTGTTCTATCATAGACTTTCCGTATGGTAAAAAGTTTGTATCTTGTAATAATCTAAAGTGTGCAACTTCATAATTTTCAAATATTTTTTGATTATGTTTAGCTTTTCCTCCGTATGCAGCCGTTACTCCTCCATAAGTTTCATCATATATAAATTCAACAGCTTCAGGTCTGGCTGGATCTATTCCTTCTTGTCTAGTTATAGCATAAGGAGATAAAGGATTACAGCCTGTAACTCCTAGTTTTTCAACAATATGTAATTGAAGATAGAAGTCTCCATATTTACACATCATTCTAATCCAAGGATATAAGTTAAATTCAACATTTAGTATATCGTAAAAGAGATTATGTAGTATTTCTTCAATCTCTTTCTTACCACTTTTAATTTCTAACACATCTCCAAATTCATTTTTTAGTGTAGATTCGTCGGCATATACGTCTAGTGCAGCTGAAATTATAGAGTCATTATCCATAGCCTCATAATCTTTGAATAGCTCGTTTCTAAGTTGATTGAAACCTTGACTAGGATCGTATATAGAAGAACCAGCTTGAGATGAATGAAGTCTATTATATCTATCAATTAAGACATTTGTTTCTAGATTTCCAGCTGATTGAGCTCTAGCAGGATCGATAACCTTTAATCTGTTATCTCCAACTTTTCTAGCTACTCCTTGTCTACTAATTAGTTTTTTTAATCTTCCGAATAATGTTTTGTCTGCCATTGTATTTTCCCTATTTTATTAACCACGTCAAATCTTCTCCTGGATTGTTACCACTTTCCCATTTCCAATCCTTGTGCACATCATTTTGAGTATATAATCCGTCAGTTTTTACAATATGGTTAATTGCATTCTTACTTAGTTGTATACCATCATTTCTAAGCTTAAGAGCCGTATCTCGTACCCATAAGCCTATTGCTAATGACATCACTAAGTCATCGTTATATCCTCTTTGGGCTTCTGCTCGGTGTCCTTTCCAAACAAATACCGCAAGCTCATCTAAGAGCCTGGTGGATCTAACAATAAACGTTTTTTCTCTAAAATAAATATCAAGTTTTGAAATTAAAAGTGGCCTGGTTTTACTAGATGTTGTAAATCCTGGAGTCATTTGACTTTTATCTTTCAAATCATAACCTTTTTGTATTTGGGTTGTTGCGTCAGTTATTCCGTCTTGTTTATATGTATAATATAAGTTTTTATAGTCTCTGTCTATTGCACTCTGTATAGCACCAAATCCTACACTTGCATTTTCTATTACTAATAGAGCTTCATTATATTCTGTTGCAACTGTAACTAGCATATTTCCAAAGTCTTTTGGAGTTAGCTGTCCCTTAAATTCTGCAACTTGTGTTAAATTATCTATATCTATTACATGAAAAGATGAAAAATCGCTTCCATCACCTCTCGCAACATCGGCTACTACCATATAATCTCTAGAATAATCAGGATATTCCCATACCCAATATTCTCCTCCTTGTCCTCTTTTTTCAATAGGAGGTTGCATATAAGTTTCTTTGTACCATTGAACAGTAGTACCATCTATCACTGT